ATGAGAAACGATACGCAAGAACTTACAGAAGCGATTTTAAGATTTAACGACTTACCGACTACAGATGCGAGAAAGAGCAAAAACAAAAAATTGTTTTCTCGTATCGCAGATGAGTTTCTTAAAAAAGAAGATAATGAAAATTACTATTCCCAACTTCTCGAAGGTCTTATAGACCAAGGAGGACCTCGACATGATGATATGCTCCATTTCTACATACGAGCATTTCTAGGGTACTCCATTCCACGGGGGCATGATCGGGTTTGCCGACACCATAAGGCTCCATTCTCTTTTATCTCAGATATGTTTTTTGAACGAGTTAGGAATGCTATAGGATTTGCCAACCGTACAGGAGGGAAAACATTAAACCTTGCTATCCTGAATCATCTTGACATGCTTTTCAAGCCTGGGTGCGAGATAGTATCTGCTGGTGCTGTCCTAACTCAAGCAGATAAAATGTGTGGATACTTTAAAGAATTTCATAGTAGTAACGAGTTTCTAGGTGAGTTGTTCGCAAGAGAACCTACAAAGACTCTGTTTGTGTACAAAAACGAGAGTCAGCTACAAGTCATCTCCGGCACAGAGAAAGGGGTGCGGGGTCCTCATCCTCATAAGGCCCGCTTCGACGAAGTGGAAGAAATGGATTGGGGTGTTCTTCAAGCTGGTATGAGTATGGCGATGTCTGGAGAGTCTGTAAGTACAGGCCATACAATTACTGCTCAGACAGTGTATACTTCTACAAGACAGCGAGAATCTGGACCTATGCAACAACTCCTTGACCAAGCCAAGCTTGAAAAAGATGTAGTAGGAGGCATGAGGACCTATTGCTGGTGTGTTTGGGAGGTGCTTGAGCGTTGTACTCATCAATGTAAAGGAGATCCTTACTGGGGAGATTGTCCTATAAAGCAGGTTTGTGGTCAAAGAGCCCGTAAATGTGTGGGTTACTACAAAGTAGAGGACTTCATTCTTGACAAGGTTCTTCGCCTTGACCGTGAGACTCTCAATGTCGAGTGGTTTAACAAACGTCCTTCTGGTTCTGTTTTTGTATATGGAGGCTACTGGAATGAGAGGTTCCATATCATTCCTCCTTTTGAGCCTGGTGATGAGAGAGATTTTATTATTGCTTCTGCTATCGACTTTGGGACCAGTCCTGGACACGATTTTGTATATCAGAAATACTATCTTGATGTGACTGACTTTCGAAGTGAAGCAGAAAATACTCCTTTGGGCGAAGCTATCCGAGCTAAGATTACCTACTACTTATTTTATGAGTATCGTACTGGAGGAAGGACAATAGAAGAGCACGCTTCGAGGATAAAGTCCAGCCCTGGATATAGTCCTGGGGAGATAATCTTTGCTGATCCCTCTGCAAAGCAGGAACGGATTGATTTGGAAGAAACTCATGGTATTCCCACTCTCGGAGCAGAGACATCAAAAGAAGCAGGAATTAGTACATTGAGAGCACATCTTCAAACATATAAAGATGGGGAAGGGAATAGAAAAGCGCATTTCTATGTATTTGATAATTATTTTGACTGCGATTCTGTAGAATTGATAGATACTACTCGTGAATTTGAGCTTTACAAGTATAAAGTGACCAAACAAGGGAAACCGAATCCTAAAGAACCACTTGATATGTATAATCATGGAATGGACTGTGCTCGGTACATAGTACAGTCTTCTATTTCTTACTTTCGGGAATTATTTGCTCCTGTATTTGAAGATATTGAAGGTGATGGCTGGTGGGGATAGAGAATGAATCAAAAGCTTCAAGCTGAGTGTAGAGAGTTGATTGTAAAGTATCAACAATATAAGCAAGAATGGAGAAGAGCGAAAGTTCGTAATGAAGTATACCTTAGAATGAAGCCTTGGATGATCCGTTGGGTAAAATCTATTTTACAGAAGTGGGGAAAGTTCGAATCTAAAGAAAAACTTCTCAGCCTAAGTTGGGAAGCTTTTTATTTTTGTTTGAAAAAGTATGATGGGGCAAACCCTCATCTTGCAAAGTATATCTATGATTTTACACGGTATTTTTTACTTATGGAGTATGCAACAAAGGATAAACATGTTGTTCTTCCTCTTGAAGAGCTGAAGGAAACCTTGCATTTAAACCCTTGCTCGGAAAATGTAATGTTTGATAGATTACTTACATTACAGCAATTCAGAGAGGTTGTTCCTGATAAGTATAGAATTGCTTTTGATGATGCGTTTGAATCTTTATGTTCTCATATTCCTGATAGAAAGGAAAGTAAACATGGAATGAATCGTAATGTTTATTGTGCGTTGAAAAAGGCTTTTAAACCGATGATAGAATTAATTTTAGGTCCCCGTTGAAAATATTATGTAGCCTACTTTTATGCTAATATATGATATAAGGGTGGCTTTGATTGGAGACTTTGAGGATATAAATTATGTTTGAGATAATAAAGACAAAAAGAAAGTTGAGAGCGGCTTCGCTTAAGTATGAGCTAATCGAATTAGAAACTGCTACTAAGATGCTAACTGAAGCTCGAAATAGTATCATACGAGATGAGGACGAGAATGATTGGAATCTTCTTGGCCAAGCAGGAAGAGGAATTGTCGAAGAGGCTGATCATAATACCATACTTAGGGGGGTATTCAAGCTCTATCACGACAATACTCATGCAAGAGCTATTGTTAGAAGTCTTGTTAAGTTCACTCTTGGAAAAGGGCCTAAGATAGATCCTGATGCTGAAAATGAGAAGGTAAATGAAGTGTGGGAAGATTTCCGTCGTCAGAACAAGTTTAATTGGAGAGAGAAAGAAATTGCTACAAGACTGTTTAGGGATGGAGAAGTCTTTCTACGTTTATTCAGGGAAAAGAGCCCAAACCAGAATGGTGATGTAAAAATAAGATTTATTAGGGCAACTCAAATTAGTAAGCCAACTCGTGGAGTTGGTGGGGGCAAGAAGTTTGGAAATGAATATAGCTTTGGTATTAAGACAGAACCAGAAGATGTAGAAACTCCTGTTTCCTATACTCGTTGCGACTCTGATGGGAACTTTAAAGAAGAGATTAAGGCAGAGGAAATCATTCACCTGAAAGTTTTCTCGGATTCAGACCAAAAACGAGGTGTGTCTGTTCTGCGAGTTTGTAGCAAACGGTTGAAACAATATGATGAGTGGCTTGAAGACCGGATAGTATTGAATAAAGTTCGCAGCGCTATTGCTCTAGTTAGAACAGTAGAAGGTTCGGCTTCTAAAGTAAAAGAGATTCGGAATGAAAATCTCAGTGATAACTTATCATCTAGTAAAAAGAAGGTAAAGGCTCCTCCAAGAGGAACAATTATTACTGCAAGTAAAGGAATAGAGTACAATATGCTTAGTCCTAACATAAATGCAAGCGATGTCGCAGAAGATGGTAGATCTATGTTGTTATCGATTGCGGCTGGAGTGGGGATGCCTGAGATGATCTTTACTGGTGACTATAGTAATGCTAATTACGCGAGTAGTCTCATTGCTCAGAATCCTTTTGTGAGAGAGATAGAAGAGTGGCAGGACTATTTTACTGGCTTCTATGAGGATCTATTTGAGATAGTTATTCAGAATAAGATTGACCATGGAGACTTGCCTAAAGAAACAGAAACAACCTGTCGGGTAGAGTTTCCTCCGATGATTGCTGCTGATATTGACAAGTTGGCTAAGGCTTTTGAAATTCTGTTTAAGTATAAAATTGTGAGTAAGAAAACTTGGCGGGGTAAGATGGGATTAGATGATGAAATTGAAAAAGGCAACCTTGATGGTGAAGAAGGAGATGAAGTTTATCCTCCAGGAACCCCAGGAGGACAATCACCGTTTAATCTTCCCATGAGCCCTATAAATCAGTTCGGTGCGGAGTTGATAAAAGCTGTCAAAGAAGCTAATTGGGAAGAAGCTAATTCTTTAGCTGATAAGATATTAGATGTAGCTATAGAAGGCGATAAGTAGATGCCTGCTAAGAAAAATGTTTCTCTTTCCTTCCGAGAATTTCTACTGAAATGGCCACATTATCAGTATAGGTTTGAAACCAAAACCATTCATAGTATGCTCAAGCCTTACAGGAGGGCCAAAAACCAAATCTATGATCGGCTTGTTTCTCTGGAAAAATACGGTACTGGATTCAGTCTTGATTTCCGAGTGGCTCGATTAAAGGCACAGTTGGCTGAGGTTCAAGGGGTTTTAAATGCTGCTGCGCTTCAGTCGGCTGGCATCTTAGAAGATGGAATGAAAGAGATAGCCCTATTAGATTCTCAGGTCTATCATAACATGTTAGACAAGGCTTACGGCCCGCTTGGAATAGATATAGTCCGATTACCTTATAGGCATATTGATCATATCCTTTCTAATCCTTTACTTGGTGAGAGAAAGATAGCTGACGAACTGCTCTGGACAAACCAGAAAGCTATCGGTTTGATGAAACGAGAACTAACTCAGTCTATTATTCAAGGGGAAGACATGGCCAGGGCTGCTAAAAGGTTGGTTAAACCTGTAGCCCCTGCCTTGATTCCAAGAATAGAAGAATTAAAACTTACAGTAAAACTTACAGCTGGAGAAGCAGAAAAGTTGATATGGAATAAGGCTCAGATTGTTGCTCGGACAGAGATTCAACATGTTAGTAATCGAGTAGCAAGAGGGATCTATAATGAGAATCAGGATGTGCTGCGTGGAGTGCAATTCGTGAGTACGCTTGATTCGAGAACATGTTTACTTCCAGAAACTATTGTAAATACCAAAGAAGGAGAGAAGAGAATAAAAGATGTAAAAGTAGGGGATTTGGTTTTATCTCATAAAGGAAATTGGAGACGGATTTTGGGTAAGATGAAAACTAAGAGGGATAGATACTTAAAAGTCAAACTATCAAATGGAAAAATTTTGAAGATAACTTCCGATCATTTAGTTTTAAAAGAAGAAAGATGGATTGAGGTTAGAAATTTAAAACTAGGGGATGCAATCGATGGCAAAAATAAGATGACTTTTGAGGAAATTGAAATATTATCAGTTGAAGAAGTGATAGAAGAAGTGGAGGTTTATGATATTGCTGTTGAAGAGGACCATTCTTTTCTAGCTGAAGGGGTTTTTGTTCACAATTGCATCCGTTGTGGATCTCTTGACGGGAAGATTTATCAATATAAAGAAGGAGTTATCAACGCTCCGATAATTCCTTTGCATCCTTATTGTTTTATCGACCACCAAATTCCTATATTTACTTCAAGAGGAATGAAATCTATAGGTAAGATTGAAGTTGGAGATAGAGTTCTGACTCACAAAGGGAGGTTTAGAAAAGTAACGGACATAATTCGACATAAGGTGAAAGGCCCAGAAGTTGTAACTGTAGAAGTTGAATTTCCTAGATTTAATACAAGTAAGGTGTTTAGACCAGGCACAAGAAAACTGACCGTTACTACAGATCATCCTCTCATGATTGATGGTGAATGGCAGCCTGCTAAAGAAATTAAAGTTGGTGATATGTTGAGATATCTGGCTGCAGAATGTAAGAGATGTGGGAAATTGATTCCTTATAATAGAAAACATTGTTCTCAGAGTTGTTTGAGTAAAGATGTTACAGATAAACAGTGGACAGATCCTGAACATCGAAAGAATATGTCAGAGAAAATTAGTGCTAAAAATATAGAACAATATGCTTCTGGAGAAAGAAATAGATATTCAGCCACAGTCCCAGCCAGAAGAGCAGTTGCAAAAATGTTTTATGATGGAATTCATCCTTTCCAAACTAATCCACAAATTGGAGAGAGAAATCCTTCTAAACGACCAGAAGTTAGGATTCAAATTTCTGAATCGAAAAAAGGCGATAAGAATTGCATGGTGAAGTATCCTCATCTAAGATTAGTTTATGGTCGTAAGATGAGGAAATTTTTTAAAGAGAATCCTGATAAACATCCTAATAGAGTTATGGCTAGAAAGGGATTTGAATCTAGTTTAGAAAAGAAGTTCAGAGAAATGATGGAAGCAAGAGGGCTCACTTTTACAAAACAACACCCTATAGTTGGATATTTTGTAGATTTTGCAATTCCTAAACTTAAGATTGCTATCGAGGTAGATGGCGATTATTGGCATCAGAATAAAGAAAAAGATCAAAAAAGACAAAAAGAGATAGAAGATCAAGGGTGGCTTGTTTTACGATATTCTGAGAGTGAAGTAAATTCAGATGTTGGTTCTTGTGTGGACGAGTTGTGTAGAGTTATGGCAAATCATAATGGTGAATATAAGTATATAGAATTAAAAGTTGTTTCTGTGAAACATTGGATTTCGACTAAGAAAGGAGGGAAAACTCCTACAGTGACGTCTACTACTCTTTATAACTTTTCTGTTGAGGATGATGAGTCTTATATAGCTAATGGATTTGTTTCTCATAATTGCCGATGCGTCCTAGCCCCCATCTCAAAATCCTGGAAAGAATTAGGAGACAAAGTGACAAAGGAAGTTCCTCCTTCTACACGGGCCTCCTTTGCCGGTCCAGTTCCTTCAACTCTTGCTTACCCGATGTGGTTGAAACAATTAGATGATCCCGCCTCTGCAATCTACGAAGCAGGAAGGGCAGAAGATATTCTAGGCCCGACTCGGTATGGTCTTTGGAAGAAGGGGAAGTTAAAACTCAATCAAATGGCAACGGATAGAAGAATCCTTACAATTGATAAGTTGAAAAGAAAAGCTAAGCAGATTACTAAGAAAAAGAAGACCAAAACCACTTAATCAAGAAAGATAAACACAGTTTCTTTTTGTTTCTAAAAAGGATCTAATATTATGTATCTTCCTTTTTTACTAATATATAAAAAGAGGTAGAAAGTGCCGGTACAGTCTTGTAGTGAAAAGGGGAAACCAGGGTATCGTTGGGGGAGTGGTGGTAGGTGCTATATTTATAGTCCTGGTAATGAGACAGCGAGAAAGAAAGCCAAACAGAAGGCATTTCTCCAGGGCGCTGCAGCGACTGGTGGCACGATGAAGGAAGAAGTTGCTGAGTGGTTAAAAGGTAAAGAGGACCAGGATCTTGACGACTATTGGAAGGAACTGATTGAGTCAGGAGAAACAAATCAGTATCTAGAGCAAGGCAAAAGGCCTCAGGACAAGCCTGGAGGCAGTAATGTTGGCCAGTATCCTGGAGTGAAGAAGTTTTGCGGACCGTCTGGTGGAGCTCCTAAAGGTTCGTTTCCGGTTAATACCAGGAAGAGGGCAATAGCAGCTTTGGCTTATGCAAGAAACGCACCTAATCCTTCTGGCATTCGGACTTGTGTTTGCAGAAACTGGCCCACACTTCCGGCTTGCAAGAAAAAGAAGGGCGTAAGCGAAACAGATGTTGATAATTTTATGGACGATTGTTTTAAAGAAGCTAAGATTGACGGAATTTACGAACATAGGTGACCCCAATGCAGCATTAAACATATTAGGACTGGAGCTACAGTCCTTCGGTGTATTCGTAGAAGCTGTCAGCTAAAGCTGACAGAGTAGTCACGAACATAGACCTAGGAGTTAGGATAAATGGCTGAAAAGAAACGAACAGCAATATGTCATGTGGTAAAACCGAAAGATGTGATTGAAAATATTGGCAATGTGTTTTCTGAAGTAACTGAAGCTGGAATCGATCTAGATAATCATACTATCCAAGGGGTGTGTCTTTTTGGAACTCGGAATTCTGCGAATGATCGAATCTATAGTACGAAAGCAATTGCTACTTTGACTGCTTTAGCAGAAGGAGCTAAGTGCTATGCTGATCATCCCTCGGTTGATGAGATGAAACAAAAATCGGGGGTTAGATCAATTCGGGACTGGATTGGAGCATTCGAAGGAGCAAGACAGAATGGGGATAAAATCTATGCTAATCTTCGCTGTAGAGAGGCTTACTTTGATTTGATGAGAGATATTGCTACTATCCAACCTCATGGAATGGGGATGAGCGTTAATTGTAGAGTTAAAGTATTTTCGGATAGTAAGGGTAGAGAGAATGTTGTAGATATTGATAAAGTGCGTAGTTTCGACTGCGTGAGCGAGGGAGCTACGATTTCTAACCTCTGGGAGGGCCTAGGGCAGAAAGTCGAACAAAATGCCAACCCCGAGATCGAAATCTTGAAAGACCTTGTAGAAGATAAAGTTGAAGCTCTCTTCGCTGAAGAGGGGATGATTCAGGATAAACTGGACAACGACAAAATTCGTAGAGAGATTAGTGATATTACATATATCGCTAATGGTTTGATTGAAAAGACTCTCTATGATGAGAAGATGTCCGTCACAGATAAACGGAAAAAGGTTATGGCAGTGTTTGACGATCTCGATAAGGAAGTCAAAAAGAAACTGTCAGCCATAAAAGAATCAATAACGGAGGAAGAAAACATGGACAAGGATCAGATTGAGCAAATCAAAAATCAGGCTGTAGAAGAGTATAAAAAGTCTGAGGAAGCAAAAAAGGCAGGGGCTGATCTTACCGAAGCAAAGGCTGAGATCAAGAAGTTGGAGGATAACTTGGAAGAAACAACTAAAACAAAAGACAAAGAGATTGAGGAACTGAAGAAGGAACGAGACGAACTTAAAAGTCAGAATCAGGATCTTAAGGTCAAGCTCGACGAGAAAGAGCTTTCTGAGAAAATTGCTGAGAAGAAAACGATGATCGCTGAGTTGACTAAGGATCTTCCGAAAGAAGCTATCACTGAAGTCTTTACAGAGAGTCTTATGGCTCTTCAGGAAAAGAAAGAAGACGACAAAGTGATTACGGTTGAAGAGCAAGCCAAGCAATTGGTTGAAGATCGAAAGGCTTTATTGGCTTCTGATTCTGGTAAGGTTAAAGGCTCTGGTGACCATTACAACCCCGACAAAGAAACTACTGAGTCTAAGCAAAAAGTAACAGATGAAGATATAGACGACTTTGTCGATAAGAAATTAGGAAAGTAAGGAGGATTTGATAAATGGCTGGACATAATAGACACCTTAGAGGTGATTTGAACGAAATAACTGTTCCTGTCCACAGCGATGTCACTGTTGAACCAGGTGATCTTATGGTTATTGGTGGTGTAGCAAAGGTAGATCAGTCAGGTAGAACAGCGGATTACTACGGCTACTCTTTTAGTTCTGTTTCTGGTGACGTTGTAAAAGGTGGGGTCAGTAATGCTGCTAATGTTTGCAAACAGTGGTTTGTAGGAGTAGCTATGAGCGGCTCCGCAAGTGGAGTATCAAACAACATCACTGTGGCCACTGACGGAGTCTTCCGTTATCCTTATCATAAAAAGGCAACGGCGGACGTTACAGGAACCACGATTGGGTTGAAAGTTTCTGCAGTAACCCCACCTACTTTAACTACAGGAGTAGGGGTTTCCCCACAGAACGTATCCCTTATTGACAATGCTACAGTTGGGGGAACTACAGCATACCTGGGTTATTGTGTGTTGAATAATGAAGCAGGGACCACTTATGTGGATTTCCAAATCCATACTAAGTATGGTCGTGGATTAATAACCTAAACTAGGATATGTAGGTTATGGCTAATGTAAATCGTTGGCATTCAGGTCGTAAGAATCCCATCACAGTAAAGTTCTCAAGTGGAACAACTGTGGAAATGGGGGATCTTATCTTCTTCGATAATGAAGACAACCTGAGAAACAATGGCTCATCTACAGCAAGTCATACTGGTTATCCTATTAGTTGGCTAAGGAAATCAGGAGCCTCTTTGGAGATTAACAAAGCCGCTGTTCCTAGCCGTTTTCTTGGTGTTGCATTGAGTGATAAGGATGGCGGATTAGATAAACCAGCAGAGAATATTGCGGTGGCTAGGGAAGGAGTTTTTGAGTTTGACCTTAGTCCTGCTACCACTGTCGATGTAGGAAAGATTGCTGGGGTATCTGGAACCTCAAGTGCTTCTGATATGTTTGATCAGAAAGTTATGTTAACCACACAAACAGCAAAGGCCATCGGCTATTTTGCTGAAAGAAAAGTACATGCTAAAACAGCCCAGGTGATAATTCATAGCACCTACGGCTTGGGAGTGATAAGTTAAAAGAGAGATTAAGGAGGATTTGAAAGATGGCTTTTAGAGATACTACAGGAACTGCTCTCCGAGATCTATTGGAGTCAAAAGGTAGCGAAGGAGCTCGTCGAGTGATTCAAAAAGCACTTGAGAGCGGAAAGCTGAGACCGGATGACTTTTCTATTCGAGAGATCTGGGAGGCTTGTGAAAGAAACGAGGATGGCTCCGTTAGGAGTATCCATGAGGCAGTCTCCTCAGATTCTTTTCCTAAGATTACGGGGGAGTTGATCAATTCGAGAATCATCGAAGCCTTTGAGTCAGCCCCTACGATAGGAGATGAACTAGTTACTACTGTACCTGGGATCAAGCAGAAGATTGACACTGTGGCTGGGTTTACTGCTTCAGAAGGAGTGGACGAGGTTCCAGAGGGACATCCTTATGATGATTCAACTCTGACAGAAAAACATGTTACAATCCATAACAAGAAATATGGACGTATTATATCTGTTACAGAGGAGATGATCTTTTTCGACCAGACTGGTCAGATCCTTACTCGAGCTCAAGGAATAGGAGACAAGGCTGCTCAGTATAAAGAGAGACTTATTGTTGAGGGTGTTCAGGATGTCCAGAAGGCTGGTCAATATGTTGTATATAGACCTGAAGGAACGGGAACTGCTATTTATTCTACAGGTAATGGTAATTTAAAAACTTCTAATCCTTTTGGTGAGTCAGGTCTTGAAGAAGTAGAAAAATTGGCTCATCAGATGAGGGATGATTCTACAGGAACTCATGATACAGATTACATCTTCATTGCTGATGATGATGTAATTGTTCTTGTCCCAAAGGATTTGCAGATTGAAGCTTTGCAGATGGCTAATTCTACATTAGTACCAGAGTCGGCTGAGAATGCAGTTAATATCTTCAAAGGAAAGTTTAAAGTGAGGACTAGTCCTTATATTACTAAACAAAGCGCTACTACTTGGTATTGGGGCAATTTTAAACGGTCGTTCTGGTGGGAAGAAGTTTGGCCATTACAGACGATGTCGATGAAGCCCGGACATGAGGATGAGTTTTCAAGAGACATAAAGAGTAAATTTAAAGTCCGTATGTTTGGGGGTATTGGCGCTGTAGATTATCGATATGCTTACAAAAGTACTGCTTAAACCTTTGGAATTGTTGAGGATTTCTTAGGTTGAAACGAAAAGGATGGTGGTGAGGCTGGTTAACATTTCTCGCCCCACCATCCTAAAATTTAATTTTAGTTCTGGGGCTACAGAGCTTAGCGCAAGCTTAGAAGCCGTCTGCTTTAGCTGACGGAGTAGTCACTGAATTTCATAATAGATGATGGTGAGGCTGGCTAAAATTTCTCGCCCCATCTCTAAATAAAAAAATAATAGGAGGAATTTAACGTGCCAAGACGAAGAGGAACAGGAAGAGGAACTAGGTGGCAACGAGGTTCTATATCAGGAACTACAATTACTGTACCTGCTGGAGGGGTTACTCTTGCCAGAAGTGGTATTGGATATTCAAGCGGTAGTTATGTTACCTTAACTGAGTTTGGTAAGCTGGATGGGGTGGTAGGATATGCAATGGGCCATAAAGCCTCTGCGGGAATGTGGATAAAGGGCGGAGTTTCTTCATGTGCTGATATCTATAGATCGGCAAGTCAGACTTTGTTTCTTATCCATGGTTTTACAACCCTGTATGGATTAACTTTTAATCTGAACCATGCAGGAGGAGGAGTCTCCACTGCTTATATCTCAGCTTATGACGCTACTAACAAAGGGGTCACAATTACTTGTACTCGTAGTAGCACAAGTCCCACTGCATTTGGTTTGTCAGCTACGACTAAACAAGTACATAGCACTACTGTCCAGTGGGTAGCATTTGGTATCTAAACAAAGTGTGGGGGGGGGGAGTTGATGGTTCTATGGCCTTTGGTCTACAAACTATTGGCTCCCTCATTTTTTTGGAGGAGATAGAATGCCTAAGAGAATATATGGTGCGTATGGATTAACTGGTGGGGCTGTAGGAGATCTTGATTCTATAGACGCTACTGATACGAAGGGTGATGGAAGCGGTGTAGCATTAGCAGATAAAGATATGGCTCTGGTAATGGTTCCTCTTAGTGATATGTTCCCATATACTTATGATGATGATTCCGGAGCGGCGGAAAGCTCTCCTGATGTAATTCAGCCAGATGCTAATGCTGGAAATGGTCGTTGGATTCTTCAGGGGCTTACAGCAGCAAGCCTCACCCTTACTGGAAACATCACCATGCCGGACGGCGGCACAATCGGTCAGGCCGCAGGGCCGTTGTTGGCGTTTGATGATACGAGTAATTATTTGGAGATAACTGGATGTAATGTTGGGATTGGGACAACAACACCAAACGCACTTTTACATGTTTCTGGGGGGGCAATATTATTAGATAACAATAAAGCATATCAATTAAAGGATACAGGAGGTGTAGCAAGATATGTAATGTTTGCAGGAGGGGATAATTCGCTTAATATTGGTGATTATGGAGGTGGTTTTATATGTCTTCGTTTATTTGCTGGAGGTAACGAAGGTATAAGATTAACAAATGATGGCAACGTCGGCATCGGCACGACGAGCCCAGATACTGCTTTACATATTTCTAAAAATGTACCAACCTTTACTTTAACAGATGCAGACTCTGAGAGTTTAAGGAGTTCGGCAAGAATAATATTTCAAGATAGTGATGAAACGCAATTAGGTTTTGTGGGTATGAGGTCTAATTCTGATGATATTGAAGTCTCAGCAAGCAATAGTTTAGGAAAGTTATATTTGGGTGCTGGAGGAGATAGTGATAATATTTTGATTGACCGAAACGGCAACGTCGGCATTGGCACGACGAGTCCGGCAACTTCTGCCAAATTAGATATTTCTTCAACAACAGGAGCATTACTTTTAACAAGAATGACAACAGCCCAGAGAGATGCTTTAACTGCTGTTAATGGAATGATTTTATATAATACAACTTTAAATAAAGTTCAGGTTTATGAGGGCGGGGCTTGGGCATCAGTGATATAATGACAGAAGTATAATGTGTGCGGTCTGTTATAATTCTCTAATAGTTGTTCCTATCCGTCAGTGGTAGGATAAATATATAAAGGTGTGCGGGCTCTATATATCATGGAAGAATTAACAACTGAACAGGAAGACTTTTTATTGGAACAGCAGGGAGGAAATAAAACATGGATTTCACACGCTATCTAGAACTAAAAGGAAAAGGAATAATTGAACTGAGGCAGGTTACAGAAGGTTCAAAAGAAATTTTGATTATCAAGAAAAAGTGGGATGCCGATACCGGTGTTGTCCTTGCTAGTGAAACCACTATTGCAAACCAGCAAACAGTAGAATCACTAAACAATCAAAAAACACAAATGGAGACACAAATTGCACAGGTTCAAAAACAAATAGTCGGTGTAAACGCTTTTTTAGCAGATTACGAGGCATTGACTGTTCCGTCTACTCCGGTTCCGGAGGATATTTAATTGGCATATTCTGTAGAATATACTAATATCAACAGTGTCAATTTTTTTAACACTTTAGAAGTAGAATGGATTAGTATTCCATTAGTTTACTATGAACGTATTTTACTAGATTCTGAGGTTGCAAAAAGGATATCTCTTAATTCAAATATAGCGAAAAGTTTAACGAAAAGCTCTAAGATAGCAAGGACAGTCAATGTTGATTCAAATATAACGAGGAATCTATCAGCAGATTCTGAGATTGCAAAAAGGATATCTCTTAATTCGACTATGGATTTTGTTTAATGGCTGACAAGTACTATGTAAATGATTCTGGGGTAAGTATTATTCTCAACTGTGGAGAAGATATTTCCACCTGCGCAAGTTGCAGAATCTTTTACGAGAAACCAGGAGGAACAACAGGAACCTGGTCAGGAGCTACCTATACAATAAGTGGAGCAACTAACTACATAGCATATACTAATGTAGTAGGAGATTTTGATGAAGAAGGCGAATACGAGGTCCAATCAGGAGTGAGTTTTACCGGAGGTTGGAGTGGAAGAGGGAAGACAGCCAGGTTTTTAGTTTACGCACGTTTTGAGTAGAGGTGGTAGGTAGTTTGCTCTTCTTCTGAACTACTACCCTACAAAATTTTAGACAAGGAGAAGAGAAATGTTTGTAATACCATTACATTCTGGAACGTCAGTTTCCGCTACTACGGGGTTGGCTTGGTCCCAATTAGATATTGCGAAGATAGGTCAAAAGTATTTCGATCAAAGAAATCTTGCTCTTGAATTACAAATTACTTCAGGAGGAAGTTTAGCAATCAGGACTGCTGTGCATTCTACTCAGAGTGGAAATACTTGTTTGATAACTAATGCATCAGGAACAAGTATTCTAACTACAGGAACAAGTGTAGGAGGACCTGGGGACAATGGTAGATATTGGCTTCCTCTTTTTACATCGATTACTGGAAGTGGCTCAACAGAGCATCTAACACTATTGAAAGGCGTTCCTTACATAACTTTTGATTATAGAGCACAGACCAATAATGTAAGTTTTGTTGCGAATCTGATAACTGGATAAGTTTTACTATAAAAAGGAGGCGAAAAGGTGGAGGCGTGGATTCTATTACTTCTGTTGGTAACTATTATAGGTTCTCCATTTGTTTTCTGTCCAATGAAGTTATTGGATGGGTACATACTACCTCAAATAGCTGCCGTAGCAGGGGGAATGGCTCTTGTTGTAGTTGTTTTTTCTCAACTTGGGAGGATTGTTCTTAGTCCAGTTGTAGTTTTATCATGCCTCTATTTGGTGTATTTGTTTATGACTTCTTTTTGGTCAACAGTTCCTCACAATTCTTTAAGGGATCTTCCCTTAGTGTTTGCCTACCTATGTGCTTTCATTGTATGCGCAACTCTATTTAATAACAATCTAGTAAACATGACAGTTATCTCATTAGGAGTATTCTTCGTAGCAACTGCTTCGTCTTTGTACGGATTAGGACAAAAGTTTGCGTTTGACATTCTGTTTAAACAAAGATTAGGTTTGGAGATGAAGGAACTTGAAGGCAGACCTGAGGGATTAACACCTGTATGGGCGAAAAGGATCAACGGAAAACTCACAGACACACGAGTGATTGGTCCTTCTGGCAATACTAATTTTTTTGCAGGATTTCTTGTTACTTGTTTGCCGTTCCTTCTTTTTCTATCTGTAGAGGTGAATAAGTGGTTTCTGCTTTCTATACTACTTGTAGTGGCGACAATTGTTGCTACAAGGTGTAGAGGGGCGGTTTTGGGTCTCTTGGTAGGAGCATTATTCTTTCTTCTTATAGTTTCATGGAAAGGGTGGGTATTTGATTTTCTTCTTTTCGCTTTTAGTTGGAATATAAAATGGTTATTTGTTGTTAAGTTAGTGATTCTATCAGCAATTATAAATGTGGTTGTAGTTAGAATATTGGATAATCCTTCTGTAATCAAACAGTTGAAAAGGCTTCATGATAAAAATAATTCTTTTAGCAACTCTTTTTCTCTTAAAGGAACAGATCAAGAAGATCCAATTGCACATCTTAGGTATAGAATAAGATACTGGAAGGCTGCTTTAGAATTGATTCGGCAGAAACCATTACATGGTTTTGGTCTACGAACATACAGAAAAGAAGTATATCAAGCTCAAGCCAAACTACATGATAAAGATAGTAAGTTTCTGAATGAGGAATATCAAACCCCTCAACCACGAGAAGTACACAATGATTATCTTGAAAACTTTGTGGAAGGAGGGGTTATTGGAGGATTGAGTTTTCTTTTGATTCTTGGCTTAGTTATATATCATGGAAGTTCTCTTCTAATTGGAGACGTTTCAGGTCAGGAATTCTTGTTAGGAGCGGTCATACTTTCTGGATTAGTAGTAGTTTTGTTGCATACTTTTTTCTTCTTTCCTCTAAGGTTAGGGCCATCAGCGATGCTTTTCTGGATATCTTTGGCTATGATTGAATCTCTTTCTGTATCTTCTAAGGTTGTAACTTTTACTCCTAATGTGTTCATCTCAATAATATTATTTGCGGGGCTGTGTGCTTTGATTTGGGAAGGTTGTGTTAAACCTAATGTCGGTAACTATTACTTTCTTAAGTATATATTTGCAAAGGATGTAGAGAAAAAGGAAAAGTATCTACTTGAAGCAACAAAGATTTGTCCAAAAGAAACCATTTTTAGAACCCATTTTGCTATTGGTTACTTTGATACGTATCCTGATCAAGCAGAAAGACATGCTGAGATTATGTACCGCTTCTACGATGGGATGACTCCTGCTTGGCAAATGTACTATAATGTCGGAATAGCTAAACTACTGAACAAGAAATGGGCAGAAGCTTTTGAATTCTTTAATCATTCACTTTACTACTATCCAAGGTTTGAGTCTGCATTACAAAGGATGCAGGAGATCTATGCACTTATCCCATTACCGAAAAGGAGGCTTGTAGTGAAACAAATTAGTCAAGAAGGAGCAGCATCAATCAAGGTTCATCAAGTAGAGATCGAAAAACATCATGCACTTATTCAAAATGTAGTATTGGCGGAAAAGATAAAACTAAACATACCGCTGGAGTGGCCGTACAATGTAGAGATGGGAACTTTTATGTCTCCTCGTGAGGCCGAGGAGTTTAGAAAACAGCAAGAAAAGAAACAACTACAAGGATCTACAGGTCCTTTAGGAGTGGTGAAATAACAAAAACATAAGGAGGCAGCGAAATGGCAAATTTTGAAGAGAAGAGGAAAGAACTGGAGAGGATTTATAGGAAAATAGCTGGAGGAGAATCTCTTTCGGATGAAGAGCATGAGTTCATGAACAAGGGTAGATTTTTAAAAAAGGAAGAAGAAACAGAATCCACTCCTCCTTTGGAGGCAATAGTTGTTCCAACTCTTGATGGGCTCTTAGAGAAAGAAAGTTTTAGAACTCTTGTTTCAAAAGCCACAACAAGAGGACTATCTCGATCTAACGCTCTTGAAATAGTATCCTCTCTATCTAGTTTAGCAATCTTGAAAGAGTTGAGAGAAGTTAAAAAACTTCTAGAAGAAATGAAAGAGACTATGTTTGAAACAGATGAAATTGAGAGGACAGAGCCCAAAAAACAGAAAGGAACAAGAGGTAGGAAATAATAATGTCTTATACTTGTGATCCAACTACTGACCGGGGAAGAGTTAGAGTTCTTATCTTTGATAAAGTCCCTAGTGGAACCTCGGCGGTAATAGGAACGAATTACTTCTTTGAGGATGCCGAGATTGATGGTGCTCTCGATTTAAATGCAGATGATTTGTGGCACTGTTGTGCCGATTTGTGCCGAAGTATGGCTGCCAAATATGCTGATGAAGCAATTAATCTTGGCCTAGGTAGAGGAGATATCAAGATAGACAAGACTAAAAAATCACAGTTCTATACTAACTTGGCCCAAAGTTACATGGCCCGGTCTGGTAGCGATGTTGTGGAATATTTGGATTCAATTGCTTATAACATAGACGTGGACGGAAGTGATAATACAGAATACGTTGGAGATGATTAATGGCCTTGCTTAGTTCTAGTGAAGTAGATAGTATTGTAAGTGATGTTTCTGACATCATTGGAGATTCTACTATTGGAACTACGATTAGATATAGTAAGTCAGGGACAACAGGGACTAATTACTTTGATCCAAGCGATCCTGAGATACCCAATATGTATGCTGTATCCAGCGTCAGTGCGTTTAAAAGCAGTTTCACTTTGGACGAAGTTTCTCAGTCTGGAGGACTTATTGAAATATCGGACGTAAAGTTTATAATTGTGCGGGGGGCGGTGTCAGGGGTTTTGTCAGTAGATGATCGAGTTGCTGAGGCAGGGACAAACTATCAATCTGCAACAACGTACCAGATTATTTCTATTAGTAAGGATCCGCTGAGTGTGGCATATTTTTTACAGGCAAGGGCTTTATAGATGAGATTTTCTTTGGAGATGGAGACTCGGGCCTTCAATGCTCATATTACTCGATTTATAAAAAGATCTAGTCTGGCTGCTGATAAAGTTATAAAGAAATTTGCTTTTGATTTATTAGCAAGGATTATAAAGAAATGGCCTGTAGACACCGGTCGTAGTCGTAGTGCTTGGCATGTTTCGATAGAAGCTTTAGCATCTAAAACAGGAGGAATGCCAGGAGAAGTAACTATAACAGGTAAACCTGTCAAAACTCCTTCTCCTGGGGCCGAGGAAGAAGGAAGAGCGAAGGGAGAATTTATAGATCATACTGGCCCCCAACATACGGAAAAATTCGTGGAAATTGTGAATGGGGTACATTACTCGATATTCCTAGAATATGGACATTCAAAAACTGCTCCCTATGGCTGCGTTCGTATCAGTATGCGGGAGCTTTCTGGACAGAAGCCCCCGGCGAAGGAATTTGGGAAGAGTATCAAATTTGAATGGAATAAGATCTTTTACCCGTAACATTAGAAAGGAGACAGAATGGATAATTCGATACAGGTTAAAGTAATTATTAAAGTGGAAACAGATATTAGTTTCTGGAACGCCTTGAAACTCCGGCTTGCTGGTGGTCAGGCTATCCGAGAATTCATTGCGACAAAAGTTGCTGAGACAAACCAAACAATAGGTCAGGAACAACGTAGACAGGAGATGATTCATGGCCCTGGATTTCATTGCTGAAAAAAAGTCGAGTTAGGAGGAAATTTTATTGGGAGCTAACGCCAAAATGGCCAATGTATATAGATCCCTTAACAAGTATGTAAGGGATAATCTCTATACGACTGAAGGCTATGCAGTTGATTTTGAGGGATTGGCCTTTGATGATACCTCTGTAGATGAGTGGATACAATTCCGCATCCTTACAGCTACAAGAGAGTTTCATAGACAGGGCTCTACTACAGAGTATGCCCATACGAATAGTCTCATGCTGAATTTTAATACATTTGTGAAAAAGTCAGGAGTGACTCTTACAGATAAACATTACATGATGCGAGATACCATTTCAAACTATTTCAAAGTAGGCAAAGGAATTACTATGTACGACTATGTGGGTTCAGGCACTACGTTATGCGAAATGATAGTAAGAAGGATTTTAACTGATACTCCTCTACCAGAAACTAATGAGTTACTATCTTATAATTTAACTGTGGAATGTAGTTTTACAGAATTCACCCTGAATCGTTAAAGGAGAAATGGAATGAAGTGTTTGGATTGTAAAAAAGAAACAAAAGAGGAATACACTTTTTGTCCTCACTGTGGAAGAAGGCTAAACAAGGCTGAAGTTACAGAAACAAAAGATATTACAGAACCTAGAAACGACTACAAAGATATTGAGGAATAAAAAATGTTAATACAAGGACAAGACGGAGAGTTAAGAATATATGATCGAGGGATGCAAAATACCGATTTTATAACCAACGGTACTTTTGCTTCTGATTCGGGTTGGACTAAAGAAACTGGATGGACGATTGCGAATGGAGTTGCTACATGTAGTGGTCCCGCTGGATCCGGCACTAGTATAGTACAAGCTCTTACTACTCTTATGCCGAACAGAACATATAAAGTGACATTTACTATTTCTGCCGTGACTGCTGCTGGTGGAGGAATTGCTCCTGTGGTAGCAGGAGTAGCAGGGACTACAAGAACCACAGCAGCTACATTCACAGAGCGGGTGACTATTTCTTCTACTACAAATCACATTGGTTTTAGGGCAGACACAGCCTTCAATGGAAATATTGACAATATTTTTCTGTACAGATTAGGCAGTGGGTGTACTCATTATATGGAAGTTCTATTCTGCAACATGGACTTCTCTGGTCCTACTGCAAGGCCAAGGACAGAAGAAAGATTGATTATGAATAGGGGTAAATATACAACTGATGCTCACTATATTGAAGGCCCTGATGAACCAAGATTTGCTCCTGTTCCAATTAGTTTTTCTTGTAAGGTGGCAGGGACAACCGATTCCTTAAGCCTTAGAGATTGGCTTTCAGGAGTGACAGAAGTGCCAAATGCTGTGGGAGGGACTACTGAAGTTTATTCCTATGATGGTTCAACGTCGATAGATGGAAAGACACTAAAAGATTTTGCTGGGCAAGGAAAAAACACATACAGAACAGAAATAATCTGGGCCGCAAATACAACAAGTGGAGTTAGTTACGGACTAAGATATGAAGAAGTTTACTTTGCTCCAGATCAACAAACGATTACTGAGGCTGAAGGAGAATTTGATCTAACCTGTAATGGATTGGTTTATGGGGATGTAACACGAATACGAGATTTTACAAGTGGCACAAGCATAGTACAATTTACGTAGGAGGATAGAAAAATGGCTTTAGTGCAAGGACAAGATGGAGAACTAAGGATTACAGAACATGGTCTTTCTGGGACTACATACTATCTAGAAGTTCTGTTCACTGGAATGGATTTTTCAGGACCAATTGCTCGACCCTATCCTGAAGAAACTCTTATAATGAATAGAAACAAGTTTGATACTGGTGCTCATTACATTGAGGGCTCAGATGCTCCAAGATATGAACCTATACCTATAACATTTTCGTGTAGAAAAGCAGGAACTACTGATACAATTGCTCTCCATAATTGGTTGAGTGGTTCTACTAGTATTCCTAATGCAGCAGGAGGCACGAGCACCATTTATTCACGCAAAGGTCTTACTACTATCGATGGTAACACCTTACCTTCTTTTGCCGGTAGTGGCAAGAATGCTTATAGAGTGGAAATAATCTGGGCTGGTAAAGGAACAAGCGGAGTTAGTTATGGATTAAGATACGATGAAGTGTATTTTCCACCTGATCAACAGACTATAGCTGAAGCTGAGAATGAAGTAGTTCTTAGTTGTAATGGTCAAGTATATGGTGGAGTGACTAGAATTAGAGATTTCACAAGTGGTACTTCACAGTTTGTATAGTGAAAAATGAAAGGAGGCAGATTATCGTGAAAACTAAAAGAGTAAATGAGTTTGTCAAGGGACAAGATCTTTTTACCAGTACAGGAATCAGTCGTGTTAAGGTAACAAAGGACGATAAAGTTGAGTGTCTTGAAATTCCAATTACCTCTACTGGAGTGGCTGAGTTGATAGATGCTCTTCAGGAGAAAGCCCCTCAACCCCCAATGAGTAACAAACTCGTTAATCCTGATGATGATATGGGAAGAGAGATGGGGTTATCAAAAAAGACTTGGGTAAAGGTTCTTGATACTTCAGATCCTACTTACATTAAACAAAAAGAGGACCATGAAACTAACCTGGGGCTTGCGATTGTTCTCAAGGGAATAAATGTAGAAATAAAAAATGAAAAAGGTGTTGTAGTTGAGAATGATCAAGAGAAGATTGAGATCTTAAAAGGTATGGGGTTGAGTGGTGATCAATTTTCGCAGATCGTTGAAGATATTCAAGCTCTGACCAAGTGGAGTGAGGAGGAACAGACCCATTTTTTCGACTAAGGGTGGGGTTGGATCCCAAACTCGCCCCGAAGGACAAGTATGAGGTCGTAACTCTTTTCTGGCGTGAAATGAAAATATGCACCGAGTATTTACATTGTTCACATAGAGAGTTTTTAGAGTTGTCTAAAATAGAGAGAGTAAAACTCCTTTTGTTTGAACAGATTGAGAGAGAACGAGAAACTTATTTTGTCAAGAAACAGTTAGAAGAATTAAAGGATAAAGGGAAGTAATGGTCGCTGGTACTGAAAAGTTGGTAGTAAGAGTAGGAGCTGACCTAGCTGGTTTTAAACGAGGAATGAGACAGGCTGTCTCCTCAGCTAAACGAACTGCTAAAAGACTCACTCTTGCTTTTGCAGGGGTGATTGCTACCTCTGCTCTCGTTGGATCAAAATTTGAACAAGTGCTTACTGAAACGGCTACAGTGGCACAAGCCTTTGGAAAAGAGTTAAAAGCTCTTGAGGATAAGGCTAGAGAGTTGGGCAAAACCACCGCTTTTACAGCAACTCAGGCAGCAAGAGGTATGTACGATCTAGCTTCTGCTGGTATGAATACAAGACAAATAGTGGTTTCTGTAGAAGATGCTATGAAATTGGCAGGAGCTACCGGTTCTCAGATGGAACAAGGCACAAGAATTCTTGCAGCTTCTATGAAACAGTTTGGTCTTAGAGCAGAGGAATCGAGGAGAATAACTGATACATATGCTGCTGCTATTACAAGTTCTCAGTTGACAATGGAACGACTTACCGAGGCAATGAAGTTTGCTGGCACTACTGGAGCGGCTTTAGGATGGACTATTGAAGAAACCACTGCAGCGGTAGCCCAGTTTGCTAATCTTGGTTTAGAAGGTAGTATGGCTGGTACTAACTTAAGAATGTCTATGATCCAACTGTCTAAACAAACTACTAAAGCTCAACAAGCATTAGCTCAGATGGGATTGACTTTTCAAGATGTCAACCCAGAGACCTATACATTTGGAGAGATATTAGAAACAATCGGTAAGAGATCTATGACTACAAAGCAGGCAGTAGACATTTTTGGTGCTCGTGCTGGTCTTAATATGAAAAGATTAGCAGAACAAGCGGCAAATTCTGTAGGAGCATTTTCTAATTTTGTTCAAATGTTAAGGGATTCTCAAAAGGAAGCCGGCAGAACATCTGAAATGTATAGTCGTATGATGGATACATTCCGAGGTCAGTGGAAAATCCTTTGGTCTGCCATACAAGAATTAGGAATTTCTGTTTTTGATGTCTATAAAGATCAAGGAAAAAAGATTTTTACTTGGTTAGCAAATAGTGTCGTCTCTTTAGCAGAAATGATAAAAAGAAACAAAGATAAAATAATGATTTGGATTTTAGATTTATTCCTTGGTATTGTTAAAGTTATTAGGATTTCTTTTCTTCCTGTGATTGCTAATATTTCTGCTATATGGGCTTACATGTGGGAGAATATAAAGACTACTTTTGGATATCAGTGGTTTAATGAACATATCATTGAACCGCTAAAAATTAGTTATAGATGGATAAAAGACAAATTTGGTGTTGCTTGGGAATATTATTTTGGGCCACAAGGGGTTGTTCCACAAGCAGGGAAGTTCTATCTAGAAACTGGAACAGAGCAAGCAAGAAAAGCCTATGAAGAGAGATTAAAAGACTTCGAAGGTTATGGTGAAAAATTAAAAGGACTTCAAGATAAACTGGAAAAAGAAATAACAAATGTCATGGAAAAAGCAGCAAAAGAGAGGGCAGAAAAAGGTCTTCTTCCTGGAGTTGTTGCAAAGGGAAAACCCAAGTTACCTGGAGTTCCTCCATCTCCTCTTACTGATATTGCTATGGGGGAATCAGAGAAGTTTGCAAGAAAACAAGAGTTTCTGGAAAAATATCAAGAGTTAGGAAAAACTGAGTTCGAAGTAGCCAGACTAAATGTAGAAAGAGAACGAAAACTTTATGAAAAAGCTGGAGTAGATAGAATAAAACTCGAAGCTTGGGCAGCAGAAGAAAGGAAGAAAATAGCACGACAAGAAGCATCAGCTAAAATGGGGTATGCATCCCAAGCAGCTAGCAATATGGCCCAAACGTTTCAAATGTTAGGTGAAGCTGGTATGGTGAGTAGTAAAGAAGCATTTAGAATGAATAAAGTATTTTCAATTATTCAGGCTACCATAAACACCTATGAGGCAATTACGAAAGCATTAGCAACTATTCCTCCTCCATTTAATTTCGCTGTAGCAGCTACCGTAGGAGCTATGGGCTTTGCTCAAGTAGCAGCAATCAAAGCTCAGAAGCCTCCAAGTTATGACGCAGGAGGTATTTCAAGAGAGCCAGGCATATACTATGCTGGCGTGCCTGAAGCCCATGTTCCTTTATCTGCTGGAGGCAAGATCCCGGTAGAGATGACAGGAGCAGGACAAACTGTAATTATTCATATGGAGAATCCTGTCTTTCAGGATTTAGATACACAAAGAACTTATATGGAACAAATAGCAGCAGTTGTGACTACTGAACTAGCTCCCCAGGCTGTAGTTGCCAGTTATGAAAACGATGAGAGAATAAGAAAACTTATAAGGAGTAGATCATAGTATGGCGGCAGCGTTTACAGTTACTCCCACATGGGTACATCCAACAGAGCCTGAGTTTCACACGATTACAACACTGTCAGAGAACCAAAAGAAAAACTATATAGACCTTTCTGGCAGTACCCCCGTATTGAAGTATAAACTCTTGTTTGAAGGATTGTCAGATACAGATTTTTGGACTCTCTACAATCATTACTATTCAGCTAAAGGAGGATATGATTCTTTTGTTTGGTCTTCTGTTCCTTCCTATATTGATACTGATCAGGACGGAACTCCCGATGGTAGTAACATTACTGGAAGGTGGGTAACGGGCTCTTTTCGGTTCAAACCTAAAGCCAACTCCTGGGAAGCAGAAATAGAATTTGAAAAAGAGGTTGCGTAATTGGCTAAGAATATCCCAGCAGCTGTTGTAGCAAAGATAGATGCAGCACAACAACAACCTATAATTCTTGTAGAGTTAGGATTGTATGGTGCTACCTTACGGAATGCTGGAGCAAAAGGCAATATTACTTTTGATGGCAATGTCTATACAGCGAAGGCTATGCAGATTTCTCGTATATCTCAGTCTATGGAGGGACAAATAGGCCGAGTGACAGTTAAGCTTGACAATGTCACAGGTGACATGTCTGCATATCTTGCTACTGAAGATTTCTATGGAAAGTCTTTAAAGATCATGCGAGTATATTTAGGAACTTTAGGAGTTGCTGCAAACTACATTGAGTTGTTTAATGGCTACATGGAGGAGCCAGAAAACATAGGCCCTCAATGGCTAACAGTTTCTGCTACTGCTGGGAAGCCGTTAGAGAAACATTCTTTACACGACATCTTCCAGAGAAAGTGCAATAGAATTTTTGGAGATGTAGGTTGTAACAGAAATGGCTATTCTGATTTGAGCAGCACCACAATGAAACTTACTGTTACGAGTGCTGTTAGTGTAGTAGGAAATAGTGCTACTACATTTGCAGATGCAGGCAACTTAACTCAAGCTAACGACTATTGGAACTTTGGTAGTATTGAGATCGTAAAGAGCGGGGTCACCCATAGTAGAATCGTTAATGATTTTAGTGGAACCTCTAATGAAATTCAGGTAGATGTGGCTTTACCATTTACGATTGATACAAGTATAACTTCTTATACTTTAAGGAAAGGCTGTCCTGGTACTTGGAATGCTTGTAGTGCTACAGATGCTTGGGGACCGAGCAGTGACAATCAAGATAATTTCAAAGGTTTTCTCCACATAGGTGGAAGGACAGAGGGACAATAGTGGGAATAGAAATTAGAAAAGTAGAGACTGTAGCAGAAGTTGTGAAAGTTATGTCTCTTGAAGATGATATAGAATTATACATCCCTGGCTCTCGTGGAGAGTGGATCCAATGGCTTGTTTCTCAGATAGAAAGTGAGAATGACAAAGTAGCCATATGGTTTGCTTACAAAGACGAAGAGTTGGCTGGGTATTCTGTAGTTATAGATGCAGTAAATCTTCCTTTGGCTGCTTCTGTATTTGTTTTTTACACCTGGTCTTCTCTTGGTATCAAAGACAATAGAAAAGGATTGGAACTAATAGAGCAGTGGGCAAAAACAAGAGGAGCAACTTCAGTTTCTATAAATACCAACATGCCTGAGGTGTTTGTCCATTATGGATTTAGGAAGGAAGAAAAAACTGTTTCAATGATAAAGGAAATTAACTAATGGGCGGCGGTGGTGGCGGAACTATAGGAGCAATCTTAGGAGCTGCAGCTGCAGCTGCTCTTCTAGTTGTCACTGGTGGGGCTGCTTTAGCCCTCATGCCTTTGGGTCTATATGGAACAGTCGCTGCTGGTTTAATGGTAGGAGCCATTGGTGGATATGCTGCTGGTTCTGTGTTTGATGTCCTCACTATGGATTTCGACATCGAATATCCTTCCGTTGGGTATGACTCAAGTACTTATGGTAAAGAACTTCCTCTCCTGACTTCTAAAGAAGGTATAATCATTTCTAAATGTGTTGGTCGGTGTAGAACAGCAGGAAATATAATCCGAATCAATGATAAAGACGAAGCAGATTGGATTAAAATGATCGTTGCTCATTGTGAAGGGACTGTTGATGCATTTCTTATTCATTACATCAATGATGTAGAGTGGTCAAATCTTAAAAATACGGATCATGCAAAATGGTCTCATAGCGGAACAACTATCCAATCAGGAGTTACTAATCTCTTTACGGACAACAAAACCTGCCCGTACAGAGAAACAGCTGTTACGGAATTAAAACTCCGTAAGGGAGATGAAATAAGGGGGACTCCTAATTTCAATACTGTTCTTAGAACTAAACAGCTTGATATAGGACAAGCAGTTGGAGGTACAGAATCTTTTACAAGAAGTCCTGGACAGGTGATGTGGGACTGGTATGTAAATGTTGAAGGAAGACCCACGAGTGAGTTGAACCAGAATGCGTTTACTGCTCTTGATACCTACTGTACAACAGTGCCCACTACAGCAGACTCTGTTCCTATAAGACCTCCAGGACCAGGCGACAGTACTGTCAAAGCTACTTCTCAGTACAATAATACTGGTTACAAAGCTCAGAATGCTCTGAATAAAAGATTATCTTTGACTGGTTCTCATGCAAAGAGGCAGTGGCTATCAGCAAATGGGACCAATACAAATCAACGAGTCAACATTGACATGGGAGTTAGTTACGTTGTTGATAAGTTAGTCCTTGAGAATGGTCATCACAACGGAGGAACTCTTATACAAGGGATCAAAAATTTTACTTTACAAGGCTCTAATTCTTCTTCTGCTTTTAATGATACTTCCTGGACAGCTTCAGGGTGGACGAATATCGGAGTAAGTCAGACTGCTGCTAAGCATACTGCTAATGACCAATCAGATCCTCAAACTTTCACTTTCACAAATTCCACTGCTTATCGGTACTATAGTCTTAAGGTCAGTGATAACTATGGTGGGGCTTATATGGGGATTAGAGATGTTAAACTATTTGGCAGATCCCAGAGGTATACGTTTGACTACAACTTTGATACTAAAACCACCATAAACGACGCTAAGAAACTCATCTGGAAGTCGTTCAATGGTATGTGCATCATGGACCAGGGACAGATTAAGCCTGTCTGGGATGCTGCTGAGGAACATGATGGTGCTGGAGCCCTTCAAACAAAAACATCCAAGCACAGTTTTACACAGGATAACATAGTAAAGGATTCTATCACCTGGGGCAAAGTAAAAAGGCCCAATATAGTCAGGGTTCATTACATAGATTCTAGTGATGAGTTTAAAAAGAGTGTAGTAGAAATAAAAGACGAGAGAGACATAACAAATAGAGGAGAAGTTCTGTATGAGGAGAATTGTTGGTATATAACAGAAACAGATGTAGCAAAACGTAGAGCAAGATACAAATTCGACAAGGCTAAGTATACTGACTATGTTTGTAGACTTACAGGATTTCCTGATTCAAGTGACTTAGAAGTATATGATAGAGTACAGATTACCCACACTTTGCCTTCCTGGTCACAAAAGAATTTTCTTGTTAGAAGAAAGGACGAAGATGAGTGGGGACGACCAAGGTTTGAACTTGAAGCGTACTATTCAGGTATCTACCACGATGATGGTTTCATAGAACAGGAAAACTATTCTCCTAAGTTTTCTAATCCTTTTGAGATAAACTCTGTAGAGAACGTAAGATTATCGGAAGGAGGGTTTGTGGCAGGAGATGGGACTTATGTTCCTTACGTCCTGGTATACTTTGACAAGCCTAGTGATTCTACCTTCTGGAACAGAGGGCAAATCTGGACAAGCACAAGCGGAACAACTTATGATCATTATGGAAATGCAGCATCTGGTACTACTCCTGGTTTTAGGATTGAATCTGGAGGAGCAGATTTTGAAGAAGGAGATACTTTATATGTAAAGGTGCGATCAGAATATGATCAGGGGGTTCTTCAGCCTATTGATGATGTTTCTGCTGTAACTGCTACAATCCTTGGAAAGACGGCTTTGCCAAGTGATCCAGAAAACTTTAATGTAGTACAGTCAGGAGACGCTGTTATCTTCACTATAGATAGGCCCTCTGGATTGACTGATGCTGATTTTAGTCATTTTGAGATTAGAGAAGGGTCCTCATGGAACTCATCAACTTTAGTAGTTCAGTTAACCCATACAAAGTATATCTTAATGTCATACAGTGAGGGAGCAAAGCTTTATTTTGTAAAGACAGTAGATACAAGTGGGAATAAAAGCGATAACTATGCCAGCAAAGCTATCACTCTTCAAGCTTCTACTCAGAGAAATGTAATTGAAACTTCTAATCAGCATAGAAGATATGCGTATGCTGATTATTTTGGCCCTGGAATCAATGCTCTGACGACAGAAGCAGGTGATTATTTAACGACAGAGGCAGGAGATTATTTAGTTCCAGAAAGAAGTGATATCTTTGTAGATTATGATATTTTGAAATGTCATGTTGCTACAAAGAGAACAGGAACTGATATATTTAATACATACACTACTGGACAAGCTTGGTACGATACAGAAACTAAAGCATGGAAACCCCCAACAGAGATTACTGCCGGGACATTCGTCACTGAGGTTTTAGATATTTCATCAATCCTGTCTTGCTCAGTTCATGTTTCTACAGAAGTCACCTCTGAAGATGGAACTTCTCTCACTACTGAAATAAATATTTCAGATGATAATATTACATGGAATGGTTGGTCAGCGTTTCAAGAAGGAGAATATACTTTTAGATATTTGAAGTTTAGGCTCACACTTGGAGTAACTCCATCTAGTTTTCCATACAATGGAATAGAATTAGGGGACTTCATTGTAACAATTGATGTACCAGACAGATCAGAATCTGGACAAAATGTAGATATTGCAATTGGTGGGACTACAATTACTTTTGCTCGGGCGTTCAACTCAGCTTCGTCATTATCTATCAGACTCACTCTGGTTGAAGATGCAGCGAAGTTGCCTATAGTAGTAAGGAAAATTACTACAGGGTTCTTTTCAAAAGTATATGATACTGTTCCGGCAGGTGTTACAGGAATAATCGATTGGATGGCTGTCGGATATTAGGAGAAAATAATGGCAGATAAGAAAATTTCAGAACTTCCTGTAGCAACATCAGCAGGAGTTACTGACATCATAACATTGGATGATACAACTGGGACAACCACAACCAGAAGAATAACTCTTGGTCAGTTGCTTCAGTCAGGAGTGTCTGTTAGTGGAGTCACAATAACAACTTCTCCCTCTGGAGTAACGATAGACAAAGGAGGCATTCAAATTCCTGCTGGTTTTACTGTGGGGTATGGAACTCAAGGTTACAAGTTTGTTGCAGGACAAACTGCCTGGGCGGGGGTGTCAATTAGTATTACTCATGGATTAACCACCCTCACCTCTTTATCTTTAACTTATGAGGGAGCAAGTGGGACTTCTGTTCCCTCTTGTGTCTATGAAGACAAGGGAGTAGCAGGAGGAGTTTCTGCTGCTATGTATGTAGAAGGTGATGGGGGTGGATCTGCTTTAAAAGCAAGCGGAGGAACAATTAATTACTTAGCATTTGGGGTTTAAATTATGGCTGACAAATTTCAGAAATTCAAGCCACTAATAAGTGACGATATAGATGATTCTTTTAAGTATACTAGGGAAAACTTTACTGGATTGCAATCAGCAGCAGGTGGATATGTTTGGGCTCAAGATAATTCTGGCACTTCTATCGGAATAGACTCTTGTAGCGTTTGGTCAGGAGTATCAAAAGTTGAGTATAGTGGCACTACAAATATTGATCTTGGTACAGGAGGTTCATGGCAACTGAGTCCAATAACTGCCAGTTGGTATAATAAAATCCTTATCTGCATGGATGATACCGGAGGAGTTACCAGACTTGAAGGTACTTCTGGAGTAACAACTTCAGGAACTACAGTAGCTGATTTGCCTGCCAACTATTACCCGCTGGGAATCGTGACTGTACAGGATGATGGAAATGCTGCTGCTGGCACGATCAACGGGATTGCCCAAAGCGACATTGAACAAGTGTTAGGAAGAAATACTTTTCCTGGTTCTTTTATGGTAGAAGATTCGTCTATAAATGATCATTCTTATAGTGGTATTCCAGTAAGGATGACCGCTGGAGAAAATTTAGTTTTTGGCAACTCCTTATTTCAACATACTGACGGGAAGTTGTGGCTATCTGATGCTGACAGTGCTGTTAGTATGCCTGTGATAGCTATAGCTTTAGAGAGTATTACTGCAAATAGTGAAGGGAAAGTTTTATTGCATGGATTTTTGAGAGATGATACTTGGAATTGGACTCTTGGTGGAACAAGCAGTGGATTAATATTTGCTGATACTACTGCTGGTAGTATTACCCAAACCCCACCTTCTGGAAGTGAAGATCAAGTGCAGGTTGTTGGAGTAGCTACCCATGCAGACAGAATGTTTTTTAATCCAAACTATACGTTAGTAGAGATAAAATGATTTTTGTAGTAGGACCAGGTAGAAGCGGAACAAGCACAGTAGCAAGGTTGTTACATGAGAATTTAAACGTCTGTATGGGACATAAATTCAGAGAAGCAGATGAAGACAATCAGGATGGGTACTACGAAGATCTAGAGTTCAAGAATCTAAACGAACGTTTTATTACCGGAGAGGTGAGTTTAGGACAATGGGAAACAGAAACGAGGAAATTAGTAAACGTAAGACGGAAAACATACTGGCATAATTGGGGATTAAAAGATCCGAGATTATGTTATCTATTAGGATTGTATCTATCATTTGTAGATTTACCGACAATTATCAGGTGTCGTAGAGATATAGAATTGGTTACAAAGAGTATGCAAAAAGCCTATGGCTGGACTAAAGAAGAGTCAGAAAATGTATACAAAGATAGGAATAGAAGATTAGACAACTTGCTTCAAGGGAAAAAAGTTTATGATATCTATTTTACAGAACACAAAAACGAAGAGGAGGTAGTAAAATGGCTAGAGAAAATTTTGTGCCAATAAAGGTTATTTTAAAAAGAAAGCCTGGAGGAAATCTTGTTGACTGGCCTGATTTTAACAGAATATCAGAACATATAAGACAGGGAATGAAATGGTCTCACTATATTGATGTAATTGGTATTAGCTGGCACTATAACAAAGTAGAAAATCTCGGTACTGGAGCAGATAATGGTGAGGCATGTTCCTGTGTTCCTTTAGATTTTGCAGAAGAAGCTGTGAAACTTTTTCCTGATAGAGTTTCAACTATGACCGAATTAGAGTTTCAAGATTTTTATGATAACAAAGCTCATGCGCACGAACCAGATGAACATATGGACCTTGAAATTTTGAAAGGAATCCAACTAAAGAAAAGCCTTGGTATTGCTTTAACTACAAATCAAGAAAAGGCAATTGACCCAAACACGGAAGTGAGAGGGATAAGAAAAAACAAACAGAAGAAATGGTCTGATGCAAAACCGAATTTCAAGATTAAAATACATAAAGACTATATAAAATGAAAAGCGTGCTTGTATCATTTCCAACTTCTCCTTCTTGTCCATATTTGCACAAGGGGGTTGTATTTGTATCTTGGAAACTGATGATGGACAGACGTTATAAAGTTAAAATGATTATTCCTTCTCACAAACCTTACGAGAATAATTTACATTATATAAGAAATCAGTTTGTGCGAGAAGGACATGACTTTTGGCTGAATATTGATTCTGATAATCCTCCTATGAACAATCCTTTGGATTTGATAGAATTGGATAGAGATATTATAGGATTACCTACACCTGTATGGTATTTTACTGGAGAGAAAAAAGGAGAAAAACCAATTTACTGGAATGCGTATGACTATGTTCCCGAACAAGATGCTTATAAAGAGCATAAACCGGAGGAAGGACTACAAATGGTTGATGCAGTAGGAACCGGCTGTTTTTTAATTTCAAAAAGGGTGTTTAAAAATCCCGAAATGATGAAAGACTGTTTTTCAAGAAAACTATATCCTGATGGAACCGTGAACAAAGGCAACGATCATTCGTTTTGTGAAAGAGCAAGAGAACAAGGATTTAAAATATTCTGCCACTATGACTATCCTTGTATGCATTTTGTAGGACTAGAGTTAAATGAAATAGTGAAAGCATTTAAAAATCTTTATGGAGACAACTAATGGCGAGTGCGGACACCCCTTGGTGCGGAACAGAAGCAGACAAGCTGTACCTGACCTCTGGTCAGTTTTCAGCTACGCTAAAAACGGCTACACAGATGACAAACTCTATCTAACTTCTGGACAGTTCTCAGCTACGCTAAAAACAAGCCAGGCTGTAGGAGCAGTGGATACGACTCCTATTGGTATTTCATACGATGGTACAAATACTCCTTGGAGTGGAGATGAAGCAGACAAACTCTACCTAACTTCTGGACAGTTTTCAGCCACGCTAAAAACAAGCCAGGCTGTAGGAACAGTAGATATTACCCCTACAGGTATTTCATACGATGGTACAAACACTCCTTGGTGTGGAATAGCAGATGACAAACTCTACCTAACTTCTGGACAGTTCTCAGCTACGCTGAAAACTTCTCAGGCCGTAGGAGCAGTGGATGCAACACCTCGTGGCATTTCATACGATGGTACGAACACCCCCTGGTGTGGAAATGAAGCAGACAAACTCTATCTAACTTCTGGACAGTTTTCAGCAGTGCTAAAAACGAGCCAGGGAATAGGAACAGTAGATAATATCCCTACTGGTATTTCGACTAATCGTTACTATTCTCGTCTCGGAATCTCAGTCCAGGTAGGTGATTATGACACCCCTTGGTGTGGTAGTGGAGCAGACAAACTCTATCTAACTTCTGGACAGTTTTCAGCAGTGCTAAAAACTAGTCAGGCAATAGGAACAGTAGAGACTGCTCCTTATGGCATTTCATACGATGGCACAAACACCCCTTGGTGTGGTGATGCAGACAATAAACTGTACCTAACTTCTGGACAGTTTTCAGCAGTGCTAAAAACGAGCCAGGCTGTAGGAGCAGTAGATATTAATCCTACTGGTATTTCATACGATGGCACAAACACCCCTTGGTGCGGCTACACAGATGACAAACTCTATCTAACTTCTGGACAGTTCTCAGCTACGCTAAAAACAAGCCAGGCTGTAGGAGCA